GAACAGACTTCTATGCAAAATCTACATACACACCTGAAGGATATAAAAGATTAAAAGAAATGAGTGGACCTAATTATGCTTTTGATGAAACAGAAACAGGTGAAGATATGGAAGCAGCTCAAGAATATATAGATGAAGGTAATAAAATAGGTGTTGCACCAGGATTTTTCCCTCAAGGTGGTAAAGATAAATTTTATAAAGACAAAGGATTAGATCCTAAAACAGGTTTACCAGTAGATGATATTGATACAGTAGCTGGTGATGGATTACCAGGTGAAACTAAAAAAGGTGAAATAGGAAATGTAATTGATACATTAATAAAATCAGCTAAAGAAGGAACAGAGGATCCAAAAAAAACAGAAGAGCCTGAAGTTAGTGCAAAACAAATGGTAGAAGATAATAAAAAACTTTTTGCTGAATTGTTAGGAACTCAAAAAATGAGAAGAAGATATGGCGAAGATGTATTGGGTGAATTATCAAAAGGATTTTTAGAAGGTGAAGGGTTTAGAGGAGCCTTAAAAAGAGCAGTAGATGTTAAGAGTGCTGAACCTAAAGTAGACCAACAAGCAGCTATTTTAGCTATCAATGATTACATTGCAGGAAAAAGATCTAAAGAAAGTATGGATAGAATACTAGGACAAATTGATTACAAAATTAAAAAGACAATGGAAGCCGGCACTTTAAAAGGTGGTGCTGCAAATTGGCTTTCAGATTTAAAAAAAGTTTCTGATAGATATAGAGGTAATGAAGGTATTTCTTCTTCAAGAGTTATTAAAGAAACTTTATTTGAAACTACAGGAATTAATCCTAATGTTGTAACTTCTCCTAAAAAACCTATTTCAGAAATAAAACCTGAAGAATTAACTGTTGGATTCAATATAGTAATTGCAAAAGATGGTAGAAAAATTATATTAAAAGATGAAACTGGTGGAGTAAAAGACTTATCCAGACAATATCCAATTTAATTAAAGGAGGTTTATGGCTACTCTTGGAGAATTAGGAATTCAAGGCATCAATAAAGCAGACAATAAAACTTCTGACGTAAATGTTTTAACTTCAATAGCTGCCGCAATACCATCGGGTGTCATAAAAATATTTGAAGGGGCAGCAACTTTAGGAGCTACATTATTAGATTTAGGTGTAGATAAAGATAGAGCAGAAGCTGTAGAACAATTCTTTGATGATATTAATCCATTTGATGAAGCAGCAGAGGCAACAACTGCTGGAAAAATCACAGAGCTTATGGTTAATATTGGTATACCAGGAGGTCTTGCATTTAAAGCGGGTAGTGGTTTAACTAAAGCAGCTTTGACTGCTAGAAAAGCAGGAAAATATTTATCTACAGGAGAAAAGGTAAGAAGGTTTGGTCAAGGAGCTGTAGCAGGTGGTTTAGCAGAAGGAGTTTTTGTAGGTGATGTCGAAGAGGCAGGAACTTTTGGAGATTTTTTAGGAGGACCAACAGAAATAGAAAGAGATATAGAAAGTCCAGGAACTGAATTATTAAACAGATTAAAGTTTGGTATTGAAGGTGCAGCTTTTACAGGAGCTTTTGGTGCTGCTTTTAAGGCTGGTTCTAAATTAAGAAAATCAGCAGGAACAAATAAAGCCATTACAGGAAAAACGGATTTTGAAAAATCAGTTAACAAAGGTTTAGAAAGATTAGGAAGTTGGTTTAGATCTAGAGGTTTAGATCCTCAAGAAGGTTTTGATATTAAAATGGAAAAAACAGGAAAAGAATCTGCTGATACTTTGTTTGCTGAAACTCAAATGAGAGAAATAGATAAAATTACAGATAGAATTGTTAAAGGCTATAGAAAAACTGGTTTGGACAAAGCTAAACCTACCGATAGAAATAAATTATTAGAAGAAATGAATGAAGTTTTTATGTCAGGTTCAGCTTCTAATGGAAAATTAAAACCTATATTTTCTACTGTTGATGAATTTGCAATAGATCCTAAAACTGGAAGACCTGGCACTACTTCTGAATTTAAAACAGGTAATCAATTATATAATATTACAATGGATCCTATGGATTCTAAAAAAGTAGAATCTTTAAGAAAAAAATTAATAGAAAAATATAAAGCTAATCCTAAAGATGTAGAAGATTTATTAAACAGATTTACACAAGGCAGATCAAAATTTGCAGAATTATTTACAGGAATGGGTAGAAGATTTAATCCAGAAGCTTTAAAAACATTTGAAGAAATATTACCAAAATATGTTAATGACGTTTTGGATAGAGGATATAATGTTTTTAAAATAAATAAAGGATCTTTTGATGTTGCTGAAAATTATAGACCAACAAAACAAGTAATAAAAGAAGCTAAAGAAGAATTTATTGGAGAAGCTAAAAGAAAAGGTTTAACTCTTTCTGATGAACTAGCAGATCAATTTGTTTATGAAGTATGGAAGGGAGCTTCTTTGCCCAAAGGGTTTTTATTAGGCAAGGGTGCACCTGGTCAAGTTAGGTTTAAAACAATTCCTGATTTTATGGTTAAGTCTGTTGAAAATACAGTAACTCAAGATAATTTATTTAGAAAGAAAAGTTCTATATATAATATGGCTGATTTAACAGGATATGCAAGACCTATTGTAGAAAAGTTATTAGGAAAATCTAAAAATCCTATGGCTACAATTTTGGAAGGAGTTAACAATTTGTCTGCTCAAGTAAGAAGCAATCAATTTTTTGATAACTTAATTAAAAAAAATAATGTTTTAAAAAGAAATTACGACAAATGGGTAGAAGGTGGAAGAGTTGGAGCAGAGCCTAGAATACCTTTTTTATATAATAATCTTGGAGAAGCACAAAAATATGCTGGAGGAACCGCTGAAGATTTTGCTAATATTGGAAAAGGAGCTCCAGAAAATATTAAATTAGACAGGTTTGTTGATAGTAAAGGTTTTTTAAAAGATATTGATGAAACTAAAAAAATTCAAAACAAAGCAAGTGAAGAAGTTGTTAATCAAATTTTAAATCCTATAGCAGGTAAATGGGCGTTGAAAGACTATGCTGAATCTTTTATGAAAACTCAAGAGTCAGGAAAAAGTTTACCAAGACAACTTTATAATAATCTTATTTTATATCCTAAAGGTATGTCTCAAATGGCTAAAACTATATTAGCACCTTTTACTCACGCTAGAAACTTTATTAGTGCCACTGCGTTTGCAGCAGCTAATGGAATTATACCTTTTGGTAATACACAAGATGTAAAAGCTGCTTGGAATGCTTTACAGGTTTTAGGTCCAGGAACTAGAAAATCAAATGAATTTTATGAAGAATTATTAGAATTAGGAGTAGTTAATTCTCAAGTTCAAATTGGAGATTTAAGAAAGTTATTGGAAGATGTTGATTTTGGTAGTTCATTAAATAAAATGAATAGTGACTGGGGTTTAAATAGATTGCTTACAAAATTAAGTAAGGCTAAAAAATTTGCTCAAGATGCATACACAGCTGAAGATGATTTTTGGAAAATATTTACTTTTCTTGGAGAAAAATCAAGATTAAGTAATGCTTATAAAAATTCCGGTCTTTCTTTGGGACAAGAATTTGTAGATCCCAATGGAGTAAAACAAATATTTAATGATGAATATTTAAAAAGGAGCGCTGCAGATTTAGTAAAAAATAATGTACCTAACTATGCTTTTGTTTCTGACTTTATAAAAGGTTTAAGACAACTTCCTGTTGGAAATTTCGTAGCGTTTCCTGCAGAAATAATTAGAACAAGTGCTAATATTGTAGATACTGCTTTAAAAGAAATAAATTATAAGACTATCATTAATGGAAAAACAGTGAGACCTTTAAGAGCTAGAGGTTTACAAAGATTAGCTGGTTTAACTGTTACTACCACAGCTATTCCTTATGGAACTGTTGCTGCTATGCAGTCATTGTATGATGTGAATAAAGATGAAATTGAAGCTATGAGAAGATATGTTCCAGAATGGTCTAAAAATTCTGTTCTTGTTCCATTTAAAGATGAAGACGGAAATTTAGAATATATAGATTTTTCTCATCTTAACGCTTACGATACAATTACAAGACCAATACAAACCATAATAAATGCAGTTAATGAAGGAAGAGCTGATGAGGATGGGTTAATAGATGATTTTGTTTTAGGTATTATTGAATCTACAAAAGAACTAGGAGAACCTTTTATAAGTGAATCTATTTGGACAGAGGCTTTACAAGATGTTTCTCCTATTTTAGGAAGAGGAGGTGTTGATTCTTCAGGAAGAAGAATATGGAATCCTCGAGATTCATTGGGTGATAAAATGTATAAAGGTATATCACATTTAATTGAAGCACAAGCACCTCTTAACTGGAAACAGTTAGAAAGATTAGGTATGTCAATGTTTCCTATAGATAGCACAGGCAGATATAATAAAAGAGGAGAAGAATATGATTTTGGAAATGAAGCAGCAGGAATTATTGGTATGCGTAAAATTAAAATTGATCCTGCAAAATCTTTTAATTACAAAATAACTGATTATAAAAAAGGTATTAGAGACTCAAGAACTTTGTTTACAGCTAATGTTTTAAAAGGAGGACCTGTTACTCCATCAGATGTTGTCGATGCTTATATAAATGCTAATAGATCATTATATAATGTAAACCGAGAACTATACAAAGACATAGAAGCTGCAGAAACATTAGGAATGGGTCGTGAATCAATACAAGAAAGGATGAGAAAAAGAGGAGAAAACAAATCTTACCAGTCCATTTCAAATGGTGAGTTTAGACCCTTAAATATATCTAGAGATGTAAGAGATATATTTGAAATACAAGCACAACAATTAGGAATAATAAATCCTTATGAGGCAGCCAGAGATGTTTTAGACAGGATTGAAGAAGTTTTAGAAACTACACCTTTAGCAGGAGATTTATTTCCAGATATAGAAAATCCGTTTGAAAGTTTACCAGAGATAAATTTAGGTCCAATATCTCAAGGAACTTTACCCAATACTGTAATTTCTGCACCATCTTTTATAGGAAGTCAAAATACAGGTATTCCAAATATAGTGACACAAGAACAAACATTTGCTAGTTTGAATCCTGATGATAAATTAGGTCAAGCTTATCTTCAAAAACAAGCACAAAAAAATAGAGGAACTGTTTAATGAGTATGAAACCTAAAACAACAAGAGAACATATTTTATCCCTGTATGGTCACATATCAGGAGTCAAAAAGAATTTATCCCACGTACATGAAGATGTAGAAAAATTGGGCGGTAAGATAGACAAGTTCTATTGGGTTCTTTTAACTGTTGCGGGAACAGCAGTCATCTTTATATTAGATAAGGTATTTACATGAAATTAAGTTCTAACTTCAGTTTAAGAGAGCTCACTAAATCACAGACAGCGGAGCGTAAGGGTATTGATAATACACCAACAGATGAACACATAGAAAATTTAAAGTTACTTTGTGAAAATATTTTACAACCCATCAGAGATGAGTGGGGCGTTGTAAGTGTATCATCAGGCTATCGTTCACAGGCGCTTTGTCAGGCAATCGGCAGCGTAAGCACCAGTCAACATGCTAAAGGCCAGGCGGCAGACTTCGAATGTCACTCTATAGATAACAAAGAATTATTTGAATGGGCTACAAATAACCTAGACTTTGACCAAGCAATTTTAGAATTTTATACTGGCACACCGGAGTCCGGATGGTTGCACATATCATATAACAAAGATGGTAATCGTAAACAAAAGCTACGAGCATTTCGTAATGATGCTGGTAAGACTCAATACGAAAATATCTAGCAATGAAAAATAGTCTTCTGGTGCATAAGCATCTTATTATTCGCGCCGAAGCTAGTCGACCACCAACAGACGAAGAACAATTAAAAGAATGGATGATGGGTTTTATAGAATCTATAAACATGAAAGTGTTTATGGGTCCTTATGTTAAGTATTGTAATATGCCTGGTAATAGAGGTATTACAGCTGTTGCAATTATAGAAACATCACACATAGCAATGCACATTTGGGATGAACCTAAACCTGCATTAATGCAAATGGATGTCTACTCTTGCGGAGAGTTTGATCACACAGATATTTGTAAAAAATTAATGAATGATTTTGATATACACAAAATAGAATATAAATATCTTAATAGAGAAACAGGATTAGTTGATCTCTAATTATTGTGGTGGTTCGTCTGCACATATATAACCAATAACTTTTTTATCTTTATACATATGATAGGTTCTGCCAGAAAACAATGTTTTCTTTTTATTCTCTATTTGTGCCACGTTTGTATGAAACCAACCATCACAAGTTGTATTGATTTCAAAAGTTTCCATCTTAATTTCATTACCAAAAGTAAGATAAAGTAAAGTTATAATTATAGGTTTCATATCCAGTCTTGGACTGTATCACCCATAATCGTAGATGCAATATTAATTTTTTTTCTTAAAGCTTTTATAATCTTTTCATCAACAGTTTTTTCTGCTATGAGATCCACATATGTTACTGGCTTATGCTGACCTATTCTATGTGCTCTATCTTCTGATTGTAATCTTTTTTCTAGATCATAACTATTAGAATAATAAATAACATTACTAGCTGCAGTAAGTGTAATACCATAACCACCCGTCTGTGTATTACCAATAAAGTATTTTACATTTGAGTTAGGATCTTGAAATTCTTTGATAGCGGTTTGTCTATCCTCTGATGATACTTTTCCATAGTATTGAACTACACAACCCTCACCATATTCTTTTTCTAATTCTTTTGTTATCTGCTCTATATCGTGAACATAATTAGCCCAGATAATAACTTTACCTTCCATCTCATCAATAACATCTATTAGTTCTTCAATACGATTATGTTTAAAATTTGTAATTTGACCATCATCAGATTTTAAATGACCACAAGTAATCTGATGTAATCTCATGAGCTGTGTTAATACATGCGGAGCTGTAGCCATCTTACCTTTGAGTTGAGCGAGGGCCGCGGATTTCATAGTAGCATAGGCTTCGTTTTGTTCTTTAGTTAACTCTACAGTTCTGTTTATAAAAATCTTTTTAGGTAAATCTAAACAATCTACTTTTTGTACACGGTATGAAAATGCTTTCAATATATCCTCCAATTCATCTAGTCTTTGATAACTAGCAACAATTTGTACTCTTCGACCACCAAAATTTCTATCCACCATACGAGCATATCTATTTCTAAAAGCATAATAAGAACCATGATCTAATAAATTTTCATTAAGAAAAGCACATTGACTATATAAATCTAAAGGACTTTTAGTAACAGGAGAACCTGTAAGTATTCTTCTATATTTAGCATGTTTACCTAACATTAAAATAGATTTTGTTCTTTTGGCTGATGGATTTTTTATAGTTGTAGACTCATCAATAGTCATAAGTGTTTTATGAGTTCTTAAAAATTTGTAAGCAAACTCTACACCTTTCTTTGTACTAAATGCTTCAACATTCATTATAAGGATGTGAAGGTCTAAATCAGGTTTAAATAGTTGTTGATACTCTTTATCCTTTGCTTTGGATGTTGTTGCTGTCCATAGTACCATTTTAGGTTTAACATGCCTAACTAAATGTGTAGGTATTTCTTGCGATAACCAATTAGTATAAACACCTTTAGGTGCGACAATTAGCGCACCATCTATTTTACCCTTGTCATAAAGCATTGACATATTATCAACCAACACTTTTGATTTACCTGTACCCATCTCCATAAAATAGCCATACTCTTTTTTATTCCATGACTTTTCTAATGCAACTAACTGATGCGCGTAAGGCTTTGTTTTAAATTTATAATCCATAATTTTTTTATTCTTTCTACTTGACTTTTGATATAATGATCTTTATATCCTTTGTCAAGAAGTAAGAAATGAAAAATAAAATATTTGAATTATATAAACCTAGTTCTTTGGAAAGTTTTTTAAAACTATTAAAAACTAATCCACAAGAAAAATTTGTTTATGTGATACAACAACCACCGCCTAATATAAATATATTAAGTGCATCCGACTTTGGATATCTTGTAATTTGTTTGCCTAATAGAGATCAGGCAATATTTTCTACTGCACCTTATGTGCAAAAGATGAAAAAGAATTTGCAAGATTTTAAAAAGGATGATTATTTATTGGCAGTGGGTGACCCAGTAATTATTGGATTGTCATCAGCAATTGTTAGTGATGTTACTAACGGACAATTTAATATGTTGAAATGGGATAAACGTGAGTATAGATACTATCCATTAGAGTTTGATATGTATCAGAAAGGAGAAAAAAATGACTGACGTAAAAAATATGATGTTAGAAGACACAAAAGATATGTTGGATAACATTGAGATAACAGACATTGCAAAGCAGTGTGTTATGTTAAAAGAAAAAGAAGATGAAATAACAGAACTAGAAGAAAAGCTAAAAGCTAAAAAAGCTGAAGCTGATGATATTGGTTCTAGAATTATTCCAGAACTTCTTCAAGAACAGGGATTATCAGAAATTAAACTAGCAGATGGTAGTAAAGTTTCTGTTAAGAAAAGATTTAGGGCTACTCTTCCTAAAGATGATTTAAGAAGAGAGAGTGCCTATCAATGGCTTCGAGACCAGGGATTAGGAGATATTATTAAAAATAATGTTTCTGTAAGTTTTGGTAAAGGAGAAGATAACAAGGCGAACCAATTGGTGGACCTTGCGGTTGCTAATGGTTTTACTCCGCAGCAGAAATCTGATGTGGCGTGGAATACATTAACAGCTCTATATGAGGAGCGTGTCAAGGCCGGCCTTGACATGCCTTCTGATGTCTTTAGTCTTTGGATTAAGGACGAAACAAAAATCAGCCGGAAAAAATAAATGGAGGATGTATAATGGCTAATGAAATAAAAGCTAAAAACACAGGATCAGTTTCGTTATTCGGAGATGATCTACAAAAAGGTTTTGAAAACATGACGCAAGAAGATATGGCGTTACCGTTTATCAGAATCTTGGGACAACTTTCACCACAAGTAACAGAGGGTGATAGTAAATTTATAGAGGGTGCCAAACCTGGTATGATCTATAATACAGTTACCAGCGAGTTATACGATGGTAAAAAAGGTATCAAGATTATTCCTTGCTACTATAAAAAAGACTATCCGGAATGGTCTGATAGAGGAGATGGTCCAGGTGCGCCTGTAGCAACTCACTCACCAGGAAGTCCGGTAATACAAACAGGTAAGAGAGAAGGCTCTAAAATTAGATTACCAAACGGTAACTATTTAGAAGAGACTGCTTATTACTATGTAATGGTAGAAAACAAACAAGGTGGATATAGTCCAGCTTTAATTACTATGAAATCAACACAGTTGAGCGTCAGTAAAAAATGGAATTCAATGATGAAGTCTGTTCAAATTGACGATGGTAAAGGCGGATTTGCTGTACCACCTATGCATGGGGTTGTTTACAATCTTCAATCAAATCTACAAAAGAACGACAAAGGTTCTTGGTATGGTTGGGTTGTAACGATGGACAGAATCATGGGACAGAAAGATAAGACTTTGTATTTAAATGCAAAAGACTTTTCTGGTAACGTCTCAAAAGGTAACGTGCAAACAAAAGCAGATGTGGAAGAGAAATCAACTGGAGCGGCAACACCGTTTTAGTTGTAGTGAGGGGGATCGAAAGGTCCCCCTTTACAAAATAAATAGAAATGATAATGAAGAGCGAAAAATTTAAAAATATATTTGAAGGATTAAAAATTGCATATGGACAATATCAAAAAGGCGATGTCGCAGCCAATGGTGACAAACAAAAAGGTAAGGCATTCATTGTCAGAAAGAATGTTAGCGATGATTTGTGGGAGAATCATTTACAGGGAAAAGGTCCGGCTCTCGGGATTATCCCCATTCGTGAGGATAACACGTGTCGTTGGGGCTGTATTGATATTGACAGTTACAATTTCGACCACCGCAGCCTCGTTCAAAGCATACGAAATCTTAATCTCCCCTTAATCGTTTGTCGTTCTAAATCAGGCGGCGCTCACGTATTTTTATTTACAAAAGAATTTATTTCTGCAGCACTTATGCAGAACACACTAAAAAAGATTGCAAAAGTTTTAGGTTATGAAGGTAGTGAGATATTTCCTAAACAAACAGAGATACTTGTAGAACGTGGGGATACAGGTAATTTCTTAAATTTACCCTACTATAATGAAACGAAAGGATTACGATATGCTATCAACGATACTGGCTCCTCTTGTACACTTGAGGAATTTTATCAGCTCTATGATCTTTACTCTTGCGGAATGGAAGAGGTGGAAAAAATTAAAATCGAAGAGAAAAAAATAGAAGAAGCGTTTCCTGCTGGACCTCCTTGTCTAAACAAGTTGGCATCAACTGGTTTTGGTGAGGGGTCTAGAAACAATGCACTATTTAATATTGCAGTTTATTATAAACAAGCACATCCCGATAGTTGGGAAGATAAGATTGTAGAAGCTAATTTAAAATATATGGAACCGAAGTTAAGTAATAGTGAGGTTCAACAATTAATTAAATCAGTTAATCGTAAAGGTTATGACAAGTATAGATGTAAAGACGCACCTATCAACGCGATCTGTCAATCAGGTTTATGTAGAACAAAACGTTTTGGTGTAGGCTTTGGTGAAGAGGAGATGCCATTACTGGGTAATCTTACTAAATACAAATCAAATCCACCACAATGGTTTTTAGATGTAGATGGAACGCGGATCGAATTAAAATCAGAACAATTATATAGTCCACCTTTATTTGCATTAGCATGTCTTGATCAAGCTAATCTAGTTGTACCTGTACCAAAAGCAAAAGATTGGAAACAATTTTTTTTAAAACCTATGATGAATAATTTACAAGAAGTAGAACCATTAGAGTCTTTAGATCCAACAAATCAATTAACAGGATTATTACAAGACTGGACTACAAACAGACAATCGGCAAGAACAATAGATGATGTATTTAATAAACTACCTTTTACAGATGAGAATAAAGAATTTACATATTTTAGAATGGATGATTTCTATGCCTTTCTTAAAAAGAATAATTGGGAAATGGATAAAATTAAAACAGGTAATTTAATAAAAAGATTAGATGATACTTTTATATCAGAAGAAAGAGTTAGAATTAAAAAACAACAACCAAGATTAATTAAAATTAAAACTATGAAACAGGCAGAAGCTTCTGTTTCCAAAGTTGAATATCATAAGGAAGTTTATTAATGAAAACAATAATACTAGGACCACCAGGAACAGGTAAGACAACAACATTGTTGAATTTAGTAGATCAATTCATACAGCAAGGTATTAGGCCTAAACAGATAGGATACTTTTCTTTTACTAGAAAAGCTGCAAGAGAAGCAGCAACAAGAGCTGCTGAAAAATTTAATTTAGATGCAGAAAAAGATTTAGAATATTTTAGAACATTACATTCTTTTGCATTTAATAGATTAGGAATGACTAAAGAAAAAATGATGACTTCAGAAAATTATAGAGACTTTGGTAAATTAGTTGGCATACCTATTAAAACAGGTAGATATTCTGAAGACGATGGAACATTTAATTCAGACAATGAATATTTAACCATTATGAATACAGCTAGAGTTAAACGTATGGACTTATTAGAATACTATGACTCTAGACAAAACATATTAGATATAGAAAGAGATACACTTTATTTATTATCTGAAGAACTAAAGAGATACAAAAAAGAAAAAGGTCTAAAAGATTTTACAGATTTATTAGAAGATTTTATTGCACAACAAAATAAACCAAAGTTTGAAGCACTGTTTATAGATGAGGCACAAGATTTATCTTTGATACAATGGGAAATGGTTAGATCAATGTGGAATAATGCAGAGAAAACTTACATAGCAGGCGACGACGATCAAGCTATATTTAAATGGGCTGGAGCTGATGTAGATCACTTCATAGCACTCAAAGAAGAAGTTAATGATATTAAAGTATTAGATCAATCTTATCGAATACCTGGTGGACCTATACATGAACTGTCACAAAAAATTATAAACAAAGTACAAAATAGATTTGACAAAGATTATAAACCAAGAACGGAACATGGAATACTACGTAGATATTCTGACGTAACACAAGTAGATATGTCTAAAGGTAACTGGTTAGTATTATCATCGGCAAATCATTTTCTTGATGATGTAAAAGAATTATGTGAATTACGTGGTTGGTATTATCAACACAAAGGATCTAATTCTGTACCTTTAAAATTATTATTAGCTTTAAATAATTGGGAACATTGGCGTAAAGGTAGTCAATTAAATAATGTAGAAATAAAAAATATATATCAATATCTAGGTGCAAGTGTATTACCTGGTTTTAGATCGGGTAAAACTTTACACTCTGATACAAAATATCTTATGAGAGATTGTAGAGCTGAACATGGTTTAGTTACAGACTCGGTTTGGTATAAGGCCTTTGACGGTTTAGATACTGTCACAGAAAACTACATTCGTAACATGCGGGCGAATGGAGAACAGATAAATAAAAACCCGCGTATCATTATGTCAACAATACATGGAGCGAAAGGAGGAGAAGCCGATAAAGTTTTGCTTATGCAGGACCTTACCAATGCAGCGTTAGAGACGATGAGCTATGATCCGGATGAATTACATCGATTGTTTTATACTGGAGCGACGAGAGCGAAGCGTGAATTGCATGTGTTAGATCCAAAGAACTTTGATCGAGCTTATATATTATGAAAACAGGAGCACCAAAAGAAAGAAATGATAGTTTAGGAACTATTAATGAATACAGATCGATTATAGAATTTTTAGCAAATGGTTGTGAAGTATTTAAAAATGTTAGGCAACATGGTTGTATAGACATTGTAGTTATTCATCCGAATGGAACTGTAGAAAAACTAGATGTTAAAACAAGATGTGAACGAAAAAGAGATGGATCTCCTATACATAGATCTTTGTCTAATAAACAAAAACAATGGGGTGTAAAATTATTTTATATAGATGAAAATCATGAAGGACACTACCATCCACCAAAAGGAATACATGAAAAATAATTATAAAAAACTAAAAGAAAAAGGAATAGTTAATAGTAAAGTAAAGCTTGGAGATTTAAAAACTTTATTAAAACAAGTTGGAGGAAATCATTACAAAAAAATGGCTATTCAACCAGCTGAATTCATTAATAAAAATAAGTTGCTTTTTGCAGAAGGCAACGCTATAAAGTATATATGTAGGCACTCGGAGAAGGGTGGTATACAAGATATAGATAAAGCAATACATTATCTAGAAATGGTAAAGGAGAGAGACTACTCGTGAGAAGAACACAAATGCCCCTATTCACCCCTGAAACAGAGTGGGTAATGCCGGATGAATTAAAAGATCTGCGCGGACATAAAGAAATTGCAATAGATTTAGAGACTAATGATCCTCATCTAAAACAGCTAGGATCAGGTAATGTTACCGGTAGAGGACACATTGCTGGCGTTGCGGTGGCCGTAGAGGGCTGGTCAGGCTATTATCCGATACAACATGAGCAAGGTGGTAATATGGATAAAAAACTGGTATTAGAATGGCTCCAAGACATACTAAATCAAGAAAATACTACATTTATCTTCCATAATGCGATGTATGATGTGTGCTGGTTAAGGTCAGCAGGACTTACCATAAAAGGACCCATTGTGGACACTATGATAGCAGCAAGCTTAATAGATGAAAACAGACTTTCATATCAATTGAATACACTTTCTAAACATTATGTAGGTATTGGTAAAGATGAAAAAATTTTAATAGAAGCTGCAAAAGAATATGGATTAGATCCTAAAGCAGATATGTGGAGATTGCCTTCAATGTTTGTAGGTCAATATGCAGAACGTGATGCAGAATCAACACTTAAACTTTGGCAAAGACTAAAAGTAGAATTATATAATCAAGAACTTATGGATGTCTTTACATTAGAGACAAAATTATTTCCTTGTTTAGTTGATATGAGGTTCAAGGGAGTAAGAGTTGATTTAGAAAAAGCACAAAATATTAAACTAAATTTAATTAAAAGGGAAGAGACATTAATTAAAAAAATAAAAAATTTAACTGGTGTTGAAGTAGAAATTATGGCAGCTAGATCTATAGCAAAAGCCTTCGACAAACTTAAATTACCTTACGATAGAACAGCTAAAAGTAATGAACCAAGTTTTACAAAAAACTTTTTACAGAATCATCCACATGAATTACCTCAAGCTATTGCAGAAGCAAGAGAACTAAACAAAGCTCACACAACTTTTATAGATTCAATAACTAAACACGCAGTCGATGGAAGAATACACGCAGACATAAATCAAATAAGATCAGATGCAGGAGGAACTGTAACCGGTAGATTTAGTATGAGTAATCCAAACTTACAACAAATACCAGCAAGACATCCTGAACTGGGTCCTATGATTAGATCTATATTTATTCCAGAAGAAAAACATGTGTGGGGATCATTTGATTACTCACAACAAGAACCTAGAATTTTAGTACACTATGCTAAACTACAAAACTTAACTGGTGTAGATGAGATTGTTGATGCATATAATCAAGGTGATGCAGACTTCCACCAAGTTGTAGCAGATATGGCAGGCATAGAACGTAAGCAAGCCAAGACGATCAATTTGGGTTTAATGTATGGTATGGGTAAAAATAAGTTGATGGCCGAATTGGGATTAATGAAAGAGTCTGCAGAGAAATTAATTAGACAATATCATTCAAAAGCACCATTTGTAAAACAACTTATGGACAATGTATCTCGTAAAGCAAATGATAGAGGTAAGATCAGAACTTTACTAGGTCGTGCCTGTCATTTTGATTTATGGCAACCTGTTCAATTTGGGGTTTTTAAGCCTTTACCATTAGAACAAGCTAGAAAAGAATATGATGAACCACTAAAAAGAGCTTTTACTTATAAGGCTTTGAACAAATTAATACAGGGTTCTGCGGCTGATATGACTAAAAAATCTATGGTAGCTTTGTATGAAAATGGTATAATACCTCACATACAAATTCATGATGAAGTAGATATATCTATTGAATCGCAGAAACAAGCAGAACAAATTATTAATATAATGGAATCTGCTGTTGAATTACAAGTTCCTAACAAAGTAGATTATGAGAAGGGAGATAACTGGGGTGAAATTAAATAATGGCTTACTTAAATGCAAACATACCAGCAACTTACGCACAAATAAGAAAAGAATATCTTTATGATCTTAAAAAACATCATGGAGAAGTTGAAGACTGTATTATATTCGGCATATCATGTATGTCAGGAAGGGCTATATTAT